TGAAGCGGGAGGAGTTTCAAGTAGAGGCTCAGTTGAAAGCAGCCAAGGTCGGTGCTGGGATTTCGGCTAACGTGGAGATTCCAGGTTGAACCCGGAACGCGCTGCGAATCTAATGCGGGACGAGGAGTTTGTCGCTGAGTTAACCAAACTCCACGAACTGCAAATCCAGACGATTGTGAACTCGCTAGAGCACGATATTGACGCCAGAGAAAATGCGTATAGAATGATTAAGGCGCTTTCAGTCATTCGCACTCATTTCCAGAGTATCGCTGATACAAAAGAGATTGAGCGCAAACGCTGGAAGATTTTGTAACTTTTGACGGGTAAACATGGACACGACTCCTAACGGAAGTGGACCGCTGAGTGTTGACGGTGCAGCCAACGCGATTCTTGGATTGATGGGACCAGAGGAAGGTGACGAACCGACTCCCGAGGTTTCACAGGAGCAAGAGCCGCAGGTTGAGCAGGAGACGCAGGAAGTTGAGGAAACACCGCGCTACCGGGTGAAAGCCGCAGGTGAGGAACGCGAAGTTTCTTTGGATGACCTGATTAAGTCGTACCAGCTTGGCACTGATTACACGCAGAAAACCCAGGCGCTTGCCGAGCAGCGAAAGGCTATCGAGGCCGAAAAGGCTGCGGTAGAGCAAGCAAAGTCCCTCCGCGATCAGTATGCACAACGGTTAGAACTTATCGAAAAAGTTCTATCGGAGCAGAACAAGACGGAGGATATTGAACATCTGAAAGAGACTGACCCTATCGGGTATGCCGTAAAGGTTGCCGAACTCTCTCAGCGTGAGAAGCAACTCACTGCCGTTCAAGCCGAACGCTCTCGCCTTGCTCAACAGCAACAAGCGGAGCATCAGCAGAAACTGCAAGAGGTGCTGGCTCAAGAAGCTGAGAAGGTTGCCCAGGCAATTCCTGAGTGGAATACCGAAAAGGGAGAAGATGTCCGCAAAGACATTCGCACTTACGCGAAAGGTCTTGGATTCTCGGATCAGGAGCTTTCACAAGTCTATGACAGCCGAGCAGTGCTAACGCTCTGGAAGGCCGCGCAGTACGACAAGCTAATCGCTAACAAGCCAGAGGTCACTAAAAAGGTGAGCGAGGCTCCGAAGATGATGAAGCCCGGAACTGCGAAGGTATCGAACCCAGAATCGGATGCGCTGAAAGCTGAACGAAACCGCTTGCGTAAGTCTGGCAAGGCTAGGGACGCAGCGACCATCTTTGAACGATTCTTGGCATAGGAGCAATCATGCCCACCTTTACCGCACATACGGCCATTGGCCAGCGCGAAGACCTTATCGATGTCATCTACGACATCAGCCCGACCGAAACCCCGATCATGAGCACTCTGGCTCGCACCAAAGCGACCGCAGTGTTCCACGAGTGGCAATCGGATTCTCTGGCTGCTGCAACGTCTGCTAACGCTGCTGTTGAAGGCGCAGATGCTGTTTCGGCAACGATCAGCCCGACCACTCGTCTCGGCAATTACACGCAGATCGTTCAAAAGACGATTCAAGTGTCAGGTACGCTCGAAACGGTCAACAAGGCCGGTCGGCGCTCGGAAAAGGCTTATCAGTTGTCGAAAGCCGCTGCTGAGTTGAAGCGGGACATGGAAACCATCATCACTGCCAACCAAGGCCGTGACCAGGGTTCATCCAGTTCCGCTCGTAAACTCGGTGCGATTCTGTCGTGGATCAAGACGAACACCTCGCGTGGTACGTCTGGCACTGACCCGACGACCATCGGCGTATCGACCCGTTCTGACGGTGCTACTCGGACCTTTACCGAGCAGCTTCTGAAGGACGAAGTTGCTGCGGCGTTTGAGTCGGGCGGCAATCCGACGATGCTGGTTGTTGGCTCGGGTCTGAAGCAAAAGGTTTCCTCGTTTGCCGGTATCGCTGCCCAGCGTTACATGGCTCCTGGTGACCAGCCGACGACGATTATCGGTGCTGCCGACGTATACATGAGCGACTTTGGAACGCTGAACGTTGTTCCTGACCGCTTCATGCGTACCCGTGACGCGCTGCTGATCGACCCGGAATACGCTGCCCTTGCGTATCTGCGTCCGTTTGCGACGATGGACCTCGCAAAGGTTGGCGACAGCGACAAGACTCAGTTGCTGTGCGAGTTCACGCTTGAGATGCGGAACGAGGCTGCTCATGCTGGGATTTTTGATCTTAATCCAGCTCTGTAATTGACTATGTGCCGATAGTCTAGTAAGGTACTCCCATCTACGGATGGGGGTGCCTTATGAATCTTTGTTCAGTTGTTGGTTGTGGTGCAAAACGCAAATCATTTGGCCTTTGTTATAAGCATTATGTAAGACTGAAAAAACACGGAACACCAGAAAGCGTTAAGTGGACGCAGGGTTCTGTAGAAGAAAGATTCTGGAGAAATGTTGTAAAAGGCTCTGCGTCTGATTGTTGGGAATGGAATGGGACGATGCAGCCAAATGGATACGGAAGATTGAGCTTAGGAGCCAAATCAGAAGGTTCAGAAGGGGCGCACAGGATAAGTTGGAGGCTGCATAACAAAGCAGAAATCCCAAAAGGGATGCACGTTATGCACTCATGCGACAACAGGAAGTGCGTAAACCCTGACCACCTCTCTGTTGGTACTCCAAAGCAAAACTCACAGGACATGATCGCAAAAGGCAGGAAGGTAATCGCATCTCCTGTTGGCAATGACAACGGCAAAGCGATCATCAACCCTGACATCGTGCGGCAGATCAGGCAAAGCAACGAGAGTCACGCAGCACTAGCTAGGAAGTTTGGCATCTCTCCTAACTGCGTTCGTGGCGTAAGAATTGGAAGAACTTGGAGTCATGTAGATGCCTAGATTGTTCTCAGTAAACGAAGGCTCCATCACTGTCGCTCACGAGACGGACGACGGTGTGATATTGGAAACCAGACAGGATGTTTCCCATATCATCGAGGCCAACAAGAAGCAGTACAACGAAGCCAGCAATACATACGACGACGTAATCACGCACGTTGCTCGCTTGCCGCTTACAGTGGTTGACGATCTGAACCGCAAAAAGGTAATGCAAGGGTTCAAGGTCATCGATAGTAAGGCGTTTAAAGCCTTTCTCAACCATCCTGACAACCGATTCTTTAGAACTCATCCGGGGCACATTTGAAAGTCGCTATCTGCGTACCGTGTCGTGATGAAGTGATGGCAGGGTTCTGCTTCGACCTTGCAAGGCTGTGTGCATACGAAGCTAAGAGAGGCGTTAACGACATCCAGTTGTTGCAAATGCCTGGGACGCTGATCTTTACCCAGCGCGAGAAACTGGCGCAAGAGGCTCTAGAGTGGGGTGCGGATCAACTGTTGTGGATTGACTCTGACCAGCGATTCCCTGCCAACACGCTAGAAGTCCTGCAATCGCGTCAGGTTCCGATGGTTGGGGTTAACGCCACGACCAGACGAGAGCCAATCCTACCGACTGCGCTCAACCTAAAGATCGAGCGCGAGATGCTGCAAGGCAAGCCTACAGGCGAGCCTTATCAGGTTTGGCACAAGGTTGAGAGCCGTGGCAAGAAGGGAATTGAGCAGGTGACAGCGGTAGGGTTTGCTTGTACACTTGTCAACAAAGAAGTATTCGAGAAGGTTCCGCGACCGTGGTTTGACGTTATCTGGACGGATCACGGCAATGTAATCGGAGAAGATGTCACATTCTGCGTCCGGTGCATGGAAAACGATATTCCTGTCTGGGTGGATCACGAGTTGTCGATGCACATCGGGCACATAGGGGTCAAAACATTCGGTTGGGATGACGTAAAGCATGGCCCTAACGACCTACAGCGATCTGCAAACAGCAGTCGCAAACTATCTCGCAAGAAGCGATCTAAGTAGCCAGATTCCGGATTTCATCCGTCTGGCTGAGATCCGCTTGCGGAGAGAGCTACGCATCCGACAGATGCTGAAGTCGGTCACCACCTCCACGACTGCTGGCGATTCAACCGTCCAGCTGCCTGCTGACTTCCTCGAGATCCGCGACCTGTACGTCGATGGCGATCCGGTTTACCCGCTGAACTACCTTACGCCGAGCCTGTTTACCAGGAACTCGCGTAGTTACGAAAGTGGTAAGCCAGTGGATTACACGATTCTGGCTGATGAGTTCAAGTTTGCTCCGACGCCTGATACCGCATACACACTGGTGATGCTGTATTACTCCGCTCCTACGTTCCTGTCGGACTCCAACACTACGAACGTCTGGACTGCTAACGCTATGGATTGCTTGTTGTACGCAAGCCTGGGGGAAGCTGAGCCGTATCTTATGAACGACGCTCGGCTACAGACTTGGGGCACGTTGTACACGCGAGGCGTTGCTGCCCTGAGCGAGTCGGACGACAAAGCGGAGTTCTCTGCTAGCCCGCTGGTCATGCGGGTTGCTGCGAGGTAAGTATGCCGCTCGTTCTAAAGGATCGAGTCAAAGAGACTACCAGCACAACTGGTACGGGTACGCTGGCCCTGCTGGGTGCGTCTCAGGGATATCAAGGCTTCTCGACCATCGGGGTCGGCAATACGACGTACTACTGCATCCAGGCAACGTCTGACTGGGAAGTTGGGCTTGGCACTGTTGGGCCGGGTACGTTGTCAAGGGACAGCGTTCTAGCGAGTTCCGGTGGCGGGACGCTTGTTTCGTTTGGGTCTGGTGTTAAGGACGTTTTCTGCACTTACCCTGCAAGCAAGGCTATTGGTACAGACATTGGGCCGATGGCTTTTAGTTCATCGACTGTATCTCCGAATGACACGGTAAACGTTGCCAGCATTAAGTCTGCAGTTGCGAGTACGGATGGTGACGTTGCGCTAGTGCCTAAAGGGTTTGGCGCTGTGTTGGCGCAGGTTCCAGACGGAACGGTTGCCAACGGTAACAAGCGTGGTGGTTTTGCTGTTGATTGGCAGACCTATCGACCGTTAGCGGATGCTGTTGCAAGCGGTAACGGTGCTGTCATTAGTGGCGGGGCTGGAAACAAAGCGTCTGGCGAGTTGTCTGCGGTTAGTGGTGGGTTAACGAACTACGCTACTGCTGCTTATTCGAACATCGGTGGCGGAGCTTTGAACCAAGCCACTGCAAGGTGGGCATCTGTTTCTGGTGGGTACAACAATACTGCAACGGAAGAAAATACCTTTATTGGCAGCGGAATCAGCAACGTCGCTTCTGCTCTAGCAGCGGTTGTTGTTGGAGGTGAGTCGAACGCTGCCTCTCAGCAATATTCCGTGATCGTTGGTGGCCGCAGCAATCTTGCCCAAAACCTCTATGCGTTTGTTGGCGGAGGGATTGAGAACACAAGTTCTGGTGAGTATTCAGCCACTGTTGGCGGATACCTCAACATAGCTTCTGGCAACTATTCGTTTATCGGTGGCGGTGTCGGCAATCGAGCGAATTCAACATATTCTGCGGTTCTTGGTGGCGCATACGGAACAACTAGGGGTGTCTCTGGGTATCACGCTTTCCCGGCTTGTATTGCGCCAATAGCAGTTTCTGCTGGTGCATCTCAGGGTGGGTTGTTGATTCTTGGAAGGCAGACAACTAACGGAACGTCTGTCGTTCTAAGATCAACGTCCGCTGCCGCTGATACAACCAACCAGATCATCCTGCCGAATAACAGTGCGTTCTACTTCCGAGGCACTGTCATTGCAAACGTTACCGGTGGCGGAAACACGAAGTCATGGACGTTTGACGGACAAATCAAGCGTGGCGCAAACGCTGCGTCTACAACGCTGACAGGATCGACGGTTACAAGCCCATACGGTGACGCTGGAGCGTCTACCTGGACGGTTGCGCTGTCTGCTGATACGACAAACGGCGGCTTGGCTGTTACGGTTACAGGTCAAGCGTCAACGACGATCAGGTGGGTTTGCAGGATTGAGACAACGGAAGTGACTTACTGATGTTTGGTCTGTCATCATTCTCAGAGGCTCCGTTTAGCGGTATTGGTGTTGCAGCAACGGGCGGCTGGTCAGAGATAAGAGCGGATGCAAACCAGTGGGTGGCCAAGTCAACGGATAACAGTTTTCTCGTAAGAGATTCTAGCGGTGTTGACTACCAGTGTTCGCTGACAGTGTTATCAAGTGCGGCTGTTGGGTACGTTGTAAGTTTGGAAGTAAGGGACAGTAGTGGGACAGGGTTTATATGTTCCAGCAATTTGTGGCAAGATTCATCAACTTCGTCTAATGTGTGGGTGTAGACATGGCTGCTC